CTTGTTAATGGCCCAACATATTCGTCAAGTAATGCTGGTTATTTTTCTTTTGATGGCGTTAACGATTATGGACAACTTACTCTTCCAGCCTTAACAAATTGGTCTTTTTCTTTTTGGATTTATAACCATCAAATTGCAAATCTTTCAGAAATACAACTTTTGTCAACATACACTGATCCTACTGGTTTAAGTATGGTTTTTACAAAATATAATATTTGGAATGGTGGAAGTAATTTTAGTAACGCATCTATAGCACAAAGCACTTGGTCTAATGTAGTTTTTACTAATTCAAGTGGTGGTACAAGTGCTATTTATATTGATGGTTCCCTTGACGCTTCTTTTAACAGCAACAATCAAATTTATGCTGGAGATGCACAACTTTTAGCAATTCTATCAACAAATAGAAATGCTCAAGCTTATTTAGGTAGTTTTATGGGTTATAACAGATCCTTAACTGCAGCAGAAGTATTACAGAATTACAGAGCCACTAAAAAAAGGTATGGCAAATAATGGGAGTTAAGGCTGGACCAAGAATTGTCAAAGAAGGATTAGTTCTTGATATTGACGCTGCTGCTTTGAGAAGTTATAGTGGCTCCGGCTTAACTGCATATGGATTAGTTGGTGGTATTGGCGGAACTCTTGTAAATGGCGCTGGTTATGGCACAACTAATTTTGGATATTTTATCTTTGATGGTGCAAATGATTATATAAATTTTGGCAATAATTCTTCATTGCAACAAACCTCAGGCACAATTTCAGCTTGGACTAAAGCAAGTGCACCAGGTGGCGGTTTTAGAGGTATTTTAGCAAAACAATTAGCTTATGGGTTGTTTTATACTGATAGTGTATTGACTACTTTTGATTGGGGTGCAGCCACAACAAGATCTACAGGTTTGAATATTGCTGACAATACTTGGAAAAATGTTGTTATGACTTATCAATCAGGAGTAAGTAATGGAACAATTATTTATTTAAATGGAGTTTCAGTTTTAACAACTACAATTACAATCACAAGTCAAACTTCAAATTTATTTGGTGGAGCAGAAGTTAATGCAGGACAATATGCTGCTTGTCAAATTTCATCATTCAATATGTACAGTAGGGTTTTGACACCTCAAGAAATTCTTCAAAATTACAATGCTACAAAGAGGAGGTATGGTCTCTAATGGGCATTGATGTTGGACCTATTGAAGTGGTAGATGGATTAGTATTTCATATAGATGCTGGAAATTCTAGAAGTTATAGTGGTTCTGGGAATACAGTTTATAATATCGCCTTGTCAAGCGGAATAGGCGCTACAAAAACTGCAGGATTGTCATACACTTCTTCAGGTCCTGTAACATTTATTGCTCCAAGTGACAGCAATTATCTTTTATCTGATTATACATTAGCAAGTGGTACATCTTTCACTGTATGTATGTGGTTCAAGAGACAAGCTACAGCCTATTGGTCAGCATTGTTTGCTAATGAAGTATGGAATAGTGGAACAGGATATGTAGCATATTTTTCTTCTGCAACTACCCTTGTTTTTAGCAGAGGTGGTGGATCTTCGTTTATAACTTATTCAAATGCTGGGTTTGCTTCAAGTAATTTTAATTTTTACGCATTTGTCAAGAATCCTTCGGGTAATAACTCTATCATTTATATAAATGGGATAGAAGCAGCAAGTGGATCTATCACTGATGTAACACCTACTAAACCATTCCTCTTTAATAATAGATGGATAAATGCTGGCACATCTCCTTCTAACGCAGATTCAAGACAAAGTCAATTTTCCAATATTGCAGTTTACAATCGTGCCTTATCTGCAACAGAAATTCTTCAAAATTACAATGCCACAAAAGGGAGATATAGATAATGGGTTTAGATCATTCTCCTATAGTTGTCACAGATGGGTTGCAAGTATATTTAGATGCAGCAAATACAAGAAGTTATTCAGGATCAGGAATTACAGTTTATGATTTAAGTGGTTCTGGAAATACATCAGCACTTACTAATGGCCCAACATATTTATCGTCAAATTTAGGCACATTTGTTTTAGATGGATCAAATGACTATATTAATGTAAATTCTCTTGCAAATATTTTATCTTACACAGCATATACTAAAATTCTTTATTTTTATGTAACAAATTTTGCCACATCAAACAATATGATCAGTGGTGGATTTTCAGGAGCACACGCATTTTGGTTGCAAGGATTACAAAAACTTTACGCTGGACATAATGGTGCTTGGTCTACTGTAACTGGTAATACAACTTTATCGTTAAATACTTGGTATTTTGGTGCAGTTACATATAACAACTCTACAGGCTGGAAACTTTATCTTAATGGTGTGGAAGATGGCACTAGCGCAACTACAACAACATTTACTGGAAATCAAGAAATTGTTATCGGAGCATACGCTGGTGGTAATAATTTTTCTGGCAAAATTGCAAATGTTCAAATTTATAACAGAGCTTTAACTGCAACAGAAATAGTACAAAATTACAATGCTACTAAAAAAAGGTATGGACTTTAATGGGCATTGATTATAACAATATAATTGTTTCTGATGGATTGGTATTTTTTCTTGATGCAGCTAATACTAGAAGTTATTCTGGGTCTGGAACATCTTCAAACAGTTTAGTAGGTGGAATTGGAGCAACTCTTGTAAATGGTGTTGGATTTACATCTTCTAATAATGGAAGTTTTATCTTTGATGGAACAAATGATTATATCGCAGTTTCTGGTAGTAATTTTCCTTTAGGCAATTCTCCAAGAACACTAAATATTTGGTATTACACAAATACTTCTACTTGGACTGCAAATAGCAATAATCTTTTTTGGTATGGTACTGCTGCCGTAACAAGACAATCTTTTGGAATTGATTTTGATACTTATCCTATGATGGAGTTTTATTCTTGGGGAGATGACATAAATTGGAATACTTCAGCTCCACAAGTAGGATGGAAAAATCTTCAAATAGCATACGATGGCAATTTAACTCTTAGAATCTATGAATTGGGTATTTTGGTTGCAACAAAAACATTCAGTGCTCAACTAAATACCGTTTTGTCAACTGATGTTCAAATTGGCGCTATAACTTATGTGCCAGGATATTTTGACTCTAATATTTCTCAAGTGTCAATGTACAACAGAGCTTTATCAGCCCAAGAAATTCTTCATAATTACAATGCTACAAAAGGAAGATACAGATAATGGGAATTTCTGCTGGACCAAGTGGTGTATCTGATGGATTAGTTTTTCAATTAGACGCTGCTAATTTGAGAAGTTATTCAGGAACAGGTCTCACTGCAAATGGATTGGTTTCAGGCATTGGTGGAACTCTTGTAAATGGTGTTGGATTTGGCAGCACCTCAAAAGGCTTTTTCATTTTTGATGGCTCTAATGATTATGTCAATATACCAAGCACAAGTTTAATCTATGGTTCATCATCAAGAACAATGACGACTTGGTCTAGGATTACCACTAATAATGGATCAACATATGGCTCATTTGCATACGGTAATTCAGGAAGTAATCAAGCATTTTTCATAGGAGTAAACGGTTTAAACCCGTTTTGTGGCGCATGGGCGAATGATTTAACAGCAACAAGTACATTTATAAGTTTAAATACTTGGTTTTAAAATTTATTTCTTTTGTTCCACTTGCAAGTGCATCGATTAATTCTGATTGTAAAAATGATTGTTTAACTGATACATTTAAATTTGGATTAGCCTTTGCCCATGTTTTAGGGTCTTTCCAATCATCGCCTTCATCAATTGTAAATATAATAGTGAAGTATCTATCATTTTGTATTTTGTTTTCTAAAATCTCAATGCAATATTTTCTTTCTCTAAAACATGGAGAGTTCTTATTAAATCCTGCGGTTGTAATTACATATAATAATGGGTCTTGAGTTGCACCCATACCAGATATGATTACATTGTAAATATCATCGGTTTTGTGAGCGTGAAATTCATCTATAATAGCTATGCTTGGTTTTAATCCATCTAAGTTATTAGAATCGCTTGCAAGTGCCTTCATGTTATTAGTATCGTAACCCTCTGAAATATTAAACATTTCATATTGAGTAATTCTTA